CCCAGTATTCGCCGCCGTCCCACTCGGTTCTGAATGTGTTGTGTTTTCCGTCGCCGCCGAAGAAGAGATATTCCGGCGGCAGCACACGGCCCACATCTGTCTCGCCCTGTTTTTCCCGCTGCCATCTGTCGATGACGTCCAGTGCCAGTTCTTTAAGCACCGGAAGCACCGGGTTCGTCGGGTCGTACCCGTGATACTGTGCACTCTGCGTGACGACACCGATGATGTTGTCCGGATAATACGGGTCATCGCTGTCTACGCGGTTCAGGATGTTCCAATAGATCGCGGCCCATTCCGTCTTCGACTGGCAAATCCAGCCCTCGCCGAAGCACGCCTGCGCCATGTACCGGGCCTCTTCGTCCCAGTCCTGCTCCGGCTCCGGTTCTTCTTCCGGTTCCGGATTCTGAGCGGGCGGCTCGTCCGGCTCCAGCTCCTGCGTCACCGGCTGCGCGGCTGCGGCTTCAGCCGCCTCTTTCGCTTCCTGCTTGCTGCGGTTCCGCGCAGCGCAGGCCAGCACTACGCCAGTCACCAGGATACACGCCGCTACCAGCAGCTGCAGCTGGCGGATTCTTCTCCGCCGCCTCCGGGAGTACCTGCGTCTATGGCCTTGCTGCATACCGGAATCCTCCCGCCGCCCAAGTAAGCAGCACGCCAGCCGTGCCGGTTCCCATCACGCGCACCGTGCCGATGCCGAGCGCCATGGTTCCGTTCTCCATGCCACCGACGACGCCCAGCAGAAGCAGAAAACAAAGCGCCGCCAGCACGCCGCAAATCCTCCGTTTTGCCCGCACATCCTTCCGGCTGCGGTGCCGTGTTCGCCGCGTTCTTTCGCGCAGCACAATGATTTTCTGCTCCATCTTCCTTCGTCCTCTCTTTATGGGAATGGCAGCGGCTCGCTGCCGCTCAACTCTGTCCATGCACCCGGCAGATCGTCGTCCGCAAGCGGCACGTCTGCGGCTGCGTCCTTCCGGCTGTCCGCAAAATACATACTTTCAACCTGAAGCTCTGTGCTTTTTCGGCTCTGATCGTGCCGGTCTTTCCATGTCCTGGTCTGCATCCGGCCCGCAGCCACGGCCATGCGTCCTTTGGAGAACCATTTGCAGATAAACTCTGCCGTGTTCCGCCAGGCTGTGCAGTCGATAAAATCAGCAGTTCGCTGGCCGGTCTGCTCGTTCGGCTTTCCGTCCCGCTCTACAGCCAGCGTGAAGCTGCAGCAGGCGACGCCGGAGTTCGTGTGCCGCAGCTCTGGGTCTGCTGTCAGCCGCCCCATGATGATGCAGTTGTTCAGCATACGCCAAGCTCCCACTTCTTCATAATGTTCTGTGCAGCCCGCTCTGTCAGTCCGATGAAGTCTTCGTCCGTCGTCCCCAGGAGAATGGCGTTCCCGACGATGACGTCATTGTAGGCAGCAGACAGATCTGTCGCCGTCTGATTGACTGGCAGGTTCTGCAGCTTTCCTTCCTCGTTGACGATGAGTGCGAGGCCGACGCCGGGTTCCTGGCTCCATCCCTGTGCCAGCGCTGTCGGCACCGCCTCGATGTGGCCTTCTACGATCTTCTGCATCTCTTCCAGACTCAAGCAGTCTCCTGGGTAGCAGTGCAGCAGAACGCAGACCCCGTCGGTCTTAATGATGATGGCGTATCTTTCCATGTCTTCCTCCTATCCTTCGATCGCTGCCGTGATGTTGTCGATGGCGTCCTGCAGACTGTCATAAGCGTCCGACAGATTGCTGCAGGCCTCGTCGGCCCGCTCGTATTTCTCGCTGCCCTGAAGGTTCTCCGGCATATTGTCCCGGTACTCTTCCTCCTGTTCCTGCAGTTCCTGGAGCAATTCCTGCAGCGTTTCAAGCTGGTCTGTGATCTCTCTCAAATCCTTGCGCCTGAGCTTGTTCATACCGTCGTTCCTTTCTCATTCGATACTCACATTGCGGGCAAATGTACCAGCCCTTCGGGGCGAAGAGGCTTACGTTCCAATCCAGCCCGCATCCGATGCACGTCTCATACCTGTTGCCCGGAATCCTGGCGCGTCTCGCCGCCTGTGTTCTGGCCACGCCGTCTGCACCTCCCGTCGTTCTCCGGATTCTTGGAACCCTTGTTCCGCCGGGCAAGGGCGGCCTTGCGCTGCGCCAGTTCCGCGTCATAGACTCTCCGGCCCAGCTCGTCCATCTCACCTGTGTCGCCGCGCTTCAGCTCGCGGTAGATCGTGACGTAACACACGCCGATCTCGACGGCGATCTCTTCTGCGCTGTGCCCTGCGTTGTGCATCTGCTCGATGCGCTTGCGCTCAAACAGCTGCAAATCCTTCGCGCCGCGCCGGACATTTGCCTTGCTTTCCATGCTCTGCACCTCCTGTCTCACATTTCTGCGCATAAAAAAAGAATTGCAAGAAAGGCTTAAAACCTTTTCTTGCAATTCATTTTACAGGGCACGCTNTTGATATTTTACCATTTTTCCGTAGGAAATGCAATCCCGGAATCGCTTTTTGGCAAACAGCGTAAATTGCAAGAGTTAATTTCAAAAAATCCGAAAAATTTTTCAGCTCAGCGATGCCACAAACTTGTCGAACAGCATCCCCGCCGTCTTTCCGCCCAGGAGCTTGCGCGGATAGTTGTTCATCCAGTCCTGCACGGCGCTGATGTCTTCGTCCGGAACGGCGTCCAAGTCCGTACCTTTCGGGAAGAACCGGCGGAACATCCGGTTCTGGTTCTCGTTGGTGCCGCGCTCGTTGCTGCGATAGGGATGGCAATAGAAGACCTGCGTGCGCCGCTCGCCGGTCTCTTTGCTCGTCATCATTCCCTCGTAGTCCATAAACTCGCTGCCGTTGTCCACCGTGATCGTCTTGAAGATGCGGCTGAACTTGTTGCCCCAGCGCCGCTCCAGCTGATCGAGCTTTTCCACGACGCACTCCATTGTGCACGCCGCCATCGGCAGAACCAGCTCTGTCCGCATCGCGCGTTCCGATAGCATGAGCGCACACTTGCGGCCATTCTTCTTTCCTTTCACCGTGTCCATCTCCCAGTGTCCTTCTTCCTTCCGCTCATCGATCTCCGGCGGCCGGTTCTCAATGCCTTCTCCTGGCGCCTGCCGTTTGGCCTCGCGCACCTTCTTGTATTCCCGCTTGTGCTCGCCGCGCTGCGGCAGGTCTTTGTTCGTGATGGAAAAGAAAACATCCCCGCTGTTGATGTAGTTGTAGATCGTCTTCTCGCAGATGTCCACGTCGAACTTCAGCCCGCGTAGCTTGATCTCCATGATGACTGCCGCCGGGGAATAGTGTTCCCGCCCAATCTTCTGCTCGATGAAATCATGCAGTGCGAAGTCGTGGCCGAGCTTAATCATTCCGCCTTTCGCCCGCTTGTTCTTCTCATACTGCGCCTGCGCGATGTCCGCCGAGTACCGCCGCTCTGTCGTTAAGTTGCTCAGCGTATGCTCATACCACACCCCGTCGCGGCGCAGCTCGCGCCAGATGGTCTGATAGGTGACGTGCAGCCGGTCTGCAATCTGCTGGATGCTGGCCTTCTCGCGCAGCATCATCTCGATCTTGATTCTGTCTCTGTACTGCAGGTGCTTAAACGTCCGCTTCATCTGTTCCATCTGTCCGGCCTCCTATTGCCATTTCTTGCTTTTTATTCTAAAGCTGATTAAGCCGAAATGTCAAGCCGTCAAAAAAGACCTCCCTGCTGTGCAGCAGAGAGGTCTATTCTTTTCCCAGCAGCCAGTCCGTGCTGACACCCAGTACACCGGCGATGACCGGCAGTTCGAAGTCTGGCACCACGCGCTTCCCAGTTTCAATTCTGCTCACTGCCATCTGCCCAATCTGAAGCCCGGCCAGCTGCAGCTTCGCCGCCAGCGTGTCCTGGCTCATTCCAGCCTTTATCCGTGCCTCACGCACCCGCTTGCCGCATAAGTTGAACCGTCCATCCAGAGTATAGAGCCGCACCGCTCCGCCTCCCTATAATCATCTTTTGCATAATCTTGCTTGAATTTAACATATCTTCGTGGTAATCTTATAAAAAAGATGATTAAAATGAAAATTTTGTGGAGGTGTAGCCATGCCTGTCGATTATTACGCTCTCCTAGGTGTCCCCAAATTCTGCAGTTCGCAAGATGAAATACGCCGCGCATACCTTGCGCAAGCTCGTTTTTTTCACCCGGACGCAGGGAATGTTACTCCCGAAATCGCACACCAGAAAATGCAGGAACTCAATGCGATCTACGATACGCTGAGAGACCCCGATGCCAAAAGGCTATATGACGCTAAACTCCTTTCTCCGGTAAAGGCCGAATCGTCTCCTAGTTTTTCAACTTCGCCCACGCCGCCCACTCAGCCACCACGTCACGCCTCGCGGGCGCCTTCTAGGTTTAAGCAAGCTGCTGTCGCTCTTGCTAGCATTGCAGCCACATTGTTCGGGTGTCTTGTTCTCATCTGCATTTCCTCCAATATAGGAAAACCTTCAGCCACGACTGTAGCGACCGCCGAAGCAATCAATACTCCAGTGATTGCGCAGCCATCTTCGCCGCCAGCTTCTACCATGAAGCCTTTTCCCGTGCCGGACAGCGGGGAGGTGTTGTATCACGATCAGCAAGATCGTGTTGCCCCTTTTACCATCGAAACGTCCGGCAGTGGGTACTACGTCGTTAAATTGAAAGATCATATTTCTGGCGTTGATGTGCTGTGCGTTTTTATCCATGCTGGTGACATCGTCGATGTTGATGTGCCGCTAGGCAACTTCGATCTTTTCTATGCTTCCGGCGACGTATGGTATGGTTTGAAGCGTTTATTTGGTGATGCTACAGTGTGTTCAAAGTCTACCAGCCTTTTTGACTTCAGCGAAATAGACGGATATGTGAGTGGCTGGACTGTCACGCTCTATCCTGTTTACAACGGAAATATGCAGACAGTCTCCATAGGCATCGATGAATTTTAGATCAAGCGCCACCAGGTTCCCCTGGCGGCGCTCTTTCTATGTCCATCTGCTAGTCTTCCCGCTTTGCCTTCTCGCGCTCTGCGATCACCTGGCTGCCCACACGCTCGCTGTACGGATTGTTCTTCGCGCTCTTGCTTCCGGTGAACAGCTGCCAGAGCACGGCCCGCATCTCGTTTGTCAGCTGCTGCGGCCCGTCGCCGCCCGGCAGCATAATGCCGCTGTGTCCGTTCAGCGCATCGATGGCGTTCTCAATCTCTTCGCCCTTGTAGCTTCCGTTCCCATCCTCGTCGAACTGCGGCAGGATTTCCTTCAGCTGCACCCACGTTCTTGCCTCGATGCCGTAGCTGTCGGCGATCTCGTATTTCTGCTTTGTCGAGTCCTTCATCACTGCGAGCAGTGCGTCGCGCTGCGCACTTGTTCCATCCACCGCGTCGATGGCTGCCCGCCACTTCTGCACGTCGGACACGGTTTTCTTTCCCTCTTCCGGCGCAAGCTCTGCCATACCGAGTGCCACGTCCTTCGCGCTCTGTGCGTCCAGCCCGCCATCAATCGCGTCCAGATACTTGTCCACGGCTCCTGCCAGCTTCAGCTCCAGATAGTCCGCCATCTCTGCGCCGGTTGCCAGCACGTCGTCCGCCTTCTGCGTCGAGGTCTTCACTTCGTAGTCGTCGAATACAGCCGCCTTTGCTTTCTCTCCGGCGTATTCATACAGCCCGCTCAGCATCTTCTCCCGCGTCTCGTCGTCCGCCGTCTGGAACACGTCGCTTGCGGCCAGCGCCACCAGCCTGCTTCCGACGGCGCTGCTCCACGTCTTATCGTAGACCTGCTTCTGATAGGCCGAGAGCTTGCGGTCTTCGCCGTCAACGCTGATGCTGCCCGGCGTATCGGACGGAACCGCCTTTGTGAACCCGCTTTCGTAAAGAGACGCGAGCGTTTCGTTCGTCGTCTCATCCGTCTCCACGCGCCGGTTGTGCAGGGTATCGCTGATCTTGCGCTCCAGTTCCGCGCCGCGCAGGCCCTTCATCTGGTTTTTGTTCGCCGTGGCCAGCGCATCGTCGTATGCCGCCGCAAGCTCCGGCGAGGCCCAGCGCACCGTGCCGAGCAGATACGCCTCCAGGTTGTTGACCGAGATGCCCGGCAGGTATGTGGCCGCTGCAGCCGCCAGGTCTTTGATGCCGCCGACAATATCTCCGCTGTGCCGGTGCAGATACTCGCCCAGGCTTCCACCGTTCTTCACGACGTCCGCTGCATCCTTCAGCACATCCAGACCGTTCTGCCCCTGCTCCACGATGGTCTCCACAACGTCGGACAGCTGCTCCAGGCCCGGCGTGTCGATGCCGTACCACTTGTCGCCCGTAATGATGTTGCCGATGACGTCCGCAAGTTCTTCTCCGTAGGTGACGATACCAGCCAGGTCTCCCACCAGCCCCAGCGCCATTTCCTTTGCCACGCTTCCTGCTGTAAGATTCCCGTCCTCGTCGCGGTACGCCTTGCCCTTGCGCTTCCAGAGGTTCATCAAGAACTCGATGCCCTGCGCCCAGATGTATCCGCCGACGGCTGCCAGGAACGCAACGCCCAGCCCGCGCTTGGCCTTGTTGTAATTCTCCGTGTCGCCGATTCGCTTGTAGTATTCCGCCTCACCAGCACGCTGCCGCAGCGCATTGTAGGTCTGCGAGCTGTCCGACTTGAACATCGTAAACGCCCGCGTCACCGGATTCTTGCTCTTGCGCAGCGTACCCTGGTGCATCTCGTCCGAGGTGGACTGGCTTCTAGCCACCGCTTCGTTGAATACTTCTGCAACCTTCTGATAGAACGGGCTGCTTCCGCTGTCGATCTGCTCCTGGTTTCCGGTCTCCAGCTCCGGGAACTCAGCTCGTACCTTATTTTCCGCCCACGGCCACAGCACGCTCGCGGCCCAGCCGTCCATGGCGGTGATCGCTCCGCCGCCGAAGATAAAGTTCGTGAACTTGTTTGTCTGTGTCCAGTTCGGATTTTCCTTCAGCTGCTTGGTCTCCGGCGTGGAATAGCCCAGCGTTCTCCAGTCCAGCTCCTGCGTGTACTTCTCAATCAGGCTCCGGTCGATGCGCTTTACCTGTCCCGGCGACGGGAAGTTCTTGAAGTCCAGCCACGCACCCGCCAGTGGAATCGAACCCAGCTGCTTAAAGACGATGGATGGGTTTGCCCCGAACACGGCGCCGATGTAATTGCTGAAGACTTTTTCTGCGCCCATGCTCACGCTGTCGCGCGTGCTTGCCGTGCCGCCCTGCAGCGTCTGCACCAGGTCTTGAATGTACTTCAGACTCTCATCGCCCCAGTCGTGGGTGATGATATCTGCCATGGAGTTTTCCCGCTCGCGCCAGTTTAGCAGCGTCTGCCAGTTCCGGGCTGGAATTGCCATGCCCACGAACCGTGCCGTCTGCTCCACATGGCGCTCAAAAGCATCGAAAGCGCCGATGTTATAGCTCGGATTCTTGGAGAATTGGCGGCTCTTCAGATTGCCGACGCCTTCCGCCGTCGCGTCGTAGACGCCCAGCTCGCTCTTGGTGTAGTTTGAGTTGGTGTAGATCGGCGTATAATTTTTGCTCACTGCCTTGTCGTACCCGTAGAGAATGTTGGAAACGCGGTTGATCTCCTTCTTGGCAAACACGTTGTAGTATTGCTCCAGTGCCTGTGCAAGCTCCTGCTCTTCCGGTGTTAAGCTGCCGACGATCGCCTTCACGGTTTCCGGTGCCATGCGTACAGTCTTGCCCTGGGCGAAGGCCTCGCGCCGCTTGCCCTGGCTGTAGAGCGTTTTGTCGGCGAAGGTGCGGCCGCCTTCCATGTGCCGCAGGTTTTCCGTGTTCTTGCTCTCCAGGTACATGTGCACCTTCTGTGTCGGCGTCATCCATACCGTGATCGTGTCCCCAAACTTCGGCGGCTTGCCGACCTCCAGTGCGCCGATCAGCTGCGGAATCTTCACCTCGTACCAGATGCCGTCGTCTCCCTGGCCGTCTGCCTTCTTGGCCCAGTCTTCATGCTCCGTCAAGAACTCGCGCAGCTGCTTTGTGGCGCTTACTGTGTAGTCGCGGATGTCCCGCTCGCCCTTCTCCAGCTGCTTGGCCATGGAGTACCACGCGCTGTTCGGGTTCCAGCCTGCCATGCGCTGCATCACGTTCATCGGGGAGAGTTGTTCCTGGTTGAACAAGCTGTCCAGCTTCTTTCCCTGGCGTGCTGCTTCGCCCGCCTTCGTCTGTGCGCCGAAGTCCAGCTCTTTCTTGCTGTCCGTGTAGACCTCTGCGAACAGTCGGTTCATGTCGTCATTGATGACGTTGTTCCGGTTGTAGAACTCCGTCCGCAGTCCGACGGCTGCCTTATACAAATCCTGCAGCGCGTTCAAATCCATGTCCGCGATCTTCTTGTTGTCCAGGCGGTGAACGATCTTCTCCAGCTCTTTCGACGGCAGGAAGTTCGGGTCGTTTGCCTGTGCGTCCTTATACATCTCAGCCAGGTCTTTCCACGTCGCGTCATATTTCTTGGAATAGCGCATCTCGTTTGCTGCGCTCACTGCGTAGATGTCCAGGTCTCCGAGCACCTCGTCCCAGGTTCCCTGCAGTTCCTCCGGTGCCCTGTACTGGTTCTTGGCCAGCCACTGCAGCGCCTTCAGCGTCTTCTTCTGCTGCTCCTTCAGCTCTCGGTATTCCCGCTGCAGCTGGCTCATCTCCTTGCGCTGCTGCCGTTCCTTCGCGCGGCTGAGTGCTTCGCGCTGCCGGGCGGCTGCCGACTTCTCCCGCTCCTGTGCGATCTTCACGCCGGTGCGGTCTCGCAGGTGAACTTCCAGCTTCGCCGTCCGTGTGAACGTGCGCAGTGCCTCGTCCATCTGCCGCTCGATGTTATCCAGGACTTCGTCTTCCGAAACATATTCCTGCCCGGCCAGAAGCGCGGTGTACTGTGCCAGGCTCATGTTCTGGCTCTTGCCTTCTTCCGCCGTCTGCACGATGTTCTCCAGAATCTCCCGGCTGTCCAGATCGTCCGCATGGAACATCCCCGGCAGCGTGTCTGCAAGCTCTGCGTTTACCATGTCAATGCCCGCAGCGCTCGTGTCGTTTACCAGCATGACGCCTGCTGCAAACGCCTTCTTCCGGAAATAGCCCCAGTCGTCTCCGAACTCATGCTTCACGCTCTCCGGCACATAGATGCGGCGCCCCGCAATCTCCGACCGCGCCTGCTGCAGATACTCATCTGCTGCCACTTCCATGACGCCTTCTGCATACATCCGGTCGAAGAAGGTGTCCCGGTCTTCCTGTGTCAGTTCGCCGTTCTTGAGCATCCGGTCCGCCAGAGTGTCAATGATCTGGTTGATCTCTGCCCGCCGTCCTTCCGGAATGGAGAAGATGCCCTGCATATCCTGCCTCAGATTCCGCTTTGCAATGATTGGCAGACTTTCTGCTACCGGCTTCATCTCGTTCTTCTTGCGCGGCTTTTTCTCCTTCTGCTCAGGCTCTGCCGGTTTGCTCTCCGGCGCCTGCTCGATCTCGCCGCCGGTTTCTGCCTGCGGTTCGTCCACGGAGAAACGCATACCCTTCAGACTTCTGGCGATCTCCATGCGCTGCTCGTCGTTCCCGGCCTCGTACTCGATAACGTTCAGGCCCGCCGCCTTCATCTTCTCCAGCCGTTCCGGCGGGCAATCATCCGGCGCAATGCAGACCGGCTCGTCGAATGTGACCACGCGCTGCGGCTTCGCCTCGAAATATCCCGTCGGCATTTCTGCCGCCTGGCGGTACATACCGGCAATCTCCGTGGCAAGCCCGCCGTCGATGTCATACCCCTGCCTGCTGAAGGCCTGCTGGATGCGCATGGCGTCCTGCCCGGCGTTCTCCATGAGAAGGCCCGCGATCTCATCCATGTCATAGCTTCCGGCCGTCTTCTGCACATCTGCAACGATGCCCCCGATGCGCTTGTCAAGCTCCTGCAGCAGCTGGTTGTATTCTTCTTCCGGCATATTCTGCAGGCGGCCCTCGTCTGCATGGATGGCGTCCACGCTTTTGTATCGCGGCGTCGCCACAGATAAGATTCCCTTGGCGCCCACGCCCCAGTAGCTCTCGCCTCTGGCGCTTGCCTGGTTCATCGCTTTTACGATGTTCTCCGCCGTGTACGCGCCGTGCGTTTCCCGGAAGCTCCTGCGCTTGCCGGAAGCCGTGAAGCGTTCCTTCCCATTGTAGATACCCGGCTCGCCCAGCACGCCGCGAAGCTGCCCGCGTACCCATGCCTCGACATCTGCATCGTCCACCGCCTCGCGGAGCTTATCCTGCGTGGCATAGCGGTCTACGCCGTCGCGTGTCTGGCCGCCGTCTTCATAAAGCGCTTCTGCATTCCGGATGAAATCCTCTATACGTGCGTCGCTGATCTTGTCCCGCTGCCGTGCAACGCGCGTCTCGCGCAGCTCCGGCCTGCGGTTCAGCGCGTACTCGTGGTCTGCAATCCATGCGTCCATGATGCTCTCGCGTGCCGTCTCCAGCTCAGTCTCTGTCAGCCGGTCTCCGGTCTCCAGCTTCACATACAGCTGCGCCAGCTCCTGTGCGCCGATTTTCTCCGTGTAGTCCTGCAGCGCCTGGTTGCCGAAACTATCCCAGACTTTCTCCTTCAGCACCGGCTCGATGTCTTTGCCTTGCTCTGCAAAATATGCAGCCCGTACCGCGTCGTCTTTGGCCAGTTGCTTTGCAAGCTCCGCTTCGTCCATCGTGGACACTTCGTCCACGCGGCTGCCGATGACGCTGTCACGAGAGAAGATGCCGCCCGCCACCTGATTCGCCAGCTGCGCGATCTTCTGCTCTGCGGCGCGTCTGGCCTCGTAGTTCACCTCCCGCTCGACGATTGCGTTTGCTGCCGTCGGCGTCCAGGCGTCCGCTCCGTAGACCTTGTTGCGCCGGTCTGCCTGCGGGTCGATGCTCTGGCGAGGGAAGACCAGCGTATAGTCTCCGTATTGCGTATGCCCCTGGCTCGCCTTCACAATAGCGACCGACGGCGACGGGATAGCGCCGAGCTGCAGCATACTGTCCATCTTCTTGCCGTCCAGATTGTGAATGGCCATCAAGTCCTGCGTCTGCTCAACCGGCTCGTCCATAGAGAACCGGGCCTTGACAGGCAGCCGCTTCTCTGCTACACTGGCCTCAGAAGCATCTGTGGGCACCCTAACAGGGCGGTTTTCCGCTTTAGCTGTACCATTCTGGTACTGACGGGGAGGCGCAGGTGCTTTCTTTTCGTTCTCATTCAGCTGGATGGAGTACACAAACTCTCCATCCGGCTTTTTCCGTACATTTGCCAGCAGGTCATAGACCCGTCCGTCGATTTGCACAGTCTTCACGAAATATTCCCAACCTGTAAGTCCCTGGTGCGCTTCGGATGTTTTGCCCTGTTCTTTGCCGCTTCCGCTGTGCTCTGCGTTTTCGACCAGATCAAAAATGTTCCCGTCCGCTCCTGTGTTGATCTTCGCCTTCCAGCCTCTTGGCGAAGACTTCTTATCGCCGTAGACGTTCTTCCGCAAATCATTCTCATCGAATGTCGCGTAATAGACTTCACCATCTCGCGCTGTGAACTTCGCTGTGCGGCCTGCGTATTCATTCCGCATGATGTCCATAAAGGCTTCCATGCGCTTCTTGTACGGCAGCTTGCGGACGGCCTCGCTGGTTTCATACACTTCAGTCCCGTCGTCCGTCTTTCCGACGTAATCCAGGCTGTCGCTCAGATCGGCATAGACCGTGTTCTCATCAGCTCTGGCTGGCGGCGCCGCGCGGCGCTGCTCCAGTGTCAGGCCCCGGCGGCTGGCTGCGTCTCGCGCTTCAATCTCGCCTGCGGTATTGCGGTAAAGATCGTAGCTGTCCATCCCCACGCCGTTCTGAATGTCAATGATACTGTCTTCCAGCTCTCCGATCTTCGCTTCAATGGCGTCGTCTTCCGCCGTCCACCGGTTCAAATCCCACGGCAGCTGTTCTTCCAGCCTGGCAATCTCTTCCCGGATGTCCGCAATTCTCGCTTCTTTCGCCTCGTCCCGGTGCTGCTGCCAATACTCCGGCGATGCGCCGCTTGCAAATCCTTCTGCCTTCTGAATGGCGTGCTGGATTTCGTGGATGATCGTCGCCTCTGGTGCCGAGCGCAGCTTGCTGTCCAGCGCGATCTTGTTCTCGCTTGGAGAGAAATAGCCCTGCGTATTGCCCGGCAGCTCCTTGAACTCTACACGCACGTTGCGCAGCTGCGGGTACGCCTGGAACAGTTCCTCGTGATCGATGACGTCCTCCAGCGTGGCATCCCCGCTTTCCACGCGCTCGCTCAGTCTCCCGTACTCTCGGCCCCAGGTCTTGTCCAGCTCCTGAAGGCGCTCCTGGTCTTCCGGCTTCCACGCTTCTGCAGAACCGGTGAGCATCTTGTCCACGAGCTTCTGATATTCCGCATAGTCCGGGTGGTTCCGGCTGAAGGCTGCGTCTCCGCCGCGATGATACTTCATCTTGCTGTCGTCGATCTCGAAACGCAGCTTTCCTTCCATGCCGGTGTGCCAGCCGGTTTCCTTTCGCACGCGCTCATCGTCTTCGCCCTGCATCTGAAGCTCCTGTGCGCGGGCGAGTGTCTTCTGATCTGCTGTGTTTGCATTCACACCGCCGTAGCTGTAGCGCTCTGGCGGCCCAGTCCTGCGCTGTGTCGCCGCTGCCGTCTCGCTGCCCGGCGTGGTGATCTTCCGCTCCTGCAGAACCGCCTGCGCCTCGCTGCGGTACTTGTCGGCGTTCGCGCCGAAGAAGTTGATTCCCGCGTAAGCGTCCGCACAGATTTCCTCTTTGACGATGCCGTAAACCTCGGCTACTTCCTGTCCGGATGCGTGCTCCGGCAGATCATATACGCCGCGCAGGTTCTTCAGATACTTCTCGACCACTGCGTCAAATTCTTCCCGGCTGTACTGTTCTACGATGGCCCGCTCGATCTGCCGCACAAGCCCCGGATTGTTGGCCGCGTAATCATGCAACGCCTCGTGGTCTGCAATCTGATCGATGTTCAGATAGCGGTGGTCTGCCTGGACGATGATGCCGTTTTCTGTGTAGACGCCGCGTGCCGCGCTTACCGAGCCATCTGCCTGGCGGATGCGGATGGAGCCAAGCACATACGTCACCGGTTTCCCGGTCTCATAGGAAATGCGCTGCGCCGTTTGCTGCATCTGCGTATCCCAGTGAGATTCCGGCATGACCTGAATCTCGCGTTCCTCCGTTCCGTTCGGCAGGCCCAGGCTCTGGCTGCTTACTTTTTCGAGCCGTAGAGTTCGTCCAAGATTCTCTCTTTCAACAGCTGTTCTGCCCTGGTTAAAGGCGCGTTGTGGTCTGCCTTCTGCCAGGATTCCACTCTGTCCGCCGGTACTCTCACCGAGAATCCGTCCGCCGTCTCCATCAGGTAGCTGCTCGCTCTGCTGTTCTGTGCCTGGCTGCTGCCCGGCTGGAAGCTGTTCTGTGCCATTGTTCATTCCTCCTTCATGCGTTGTGGCTTCATTCTGTACGCCGGGCTGCTGGCTCCCTGGCACCTGCTGCGCGGCAGTGTTGACCGGCTGCTGATTTTGTGCCTGCACGTTTCCGGACACGACCGCTTCGATGTCCGCGTCCGTCATCTGCCGCATGACGTTCTGCACTTCCGGGAAAGAAAGCAGCTTGCTGAGAACTTCGCCATCTGTGATCTGCCCGCGATAGAACGCCTCAATGCCGCGTGCCATCGACTGTGCGCGTTTTCCGCTCACGCCCATGGTCTCCAGGCGTTCCAGCGGTGTGGCAGTCTGTTCGGTCTGCACCTGCTGCGGCGTCAGCAGCCCAGCTTCCTGCTGCGTGCTCTGTTCCAACTGCTGCGGCTGCACGGCTGCGGCCTGCGCCGCCGTCGGAAGACTTGGCTGCTGTGCCTGCTGGTTTTGTTCCGCTGCCTGCACTGCAATCTGCGCAGCCGCTGCCGCTGCGTTCCCATTTTGCAGAGCCTGCCCGCTCTCCGGCGGCTGTGTGTTCTGCGTTCCAGCCTGTGCCTGCTGCAGTCCCTGCTGGATGGCGGTCTGCAGCTCCTGCTCCACCTGCTTCTGCATCTGCGGGTCTGTCGGTGTCGTTGGCAGGTCTGCCGCCGTTGGCAGCTGGCCCGTGCTTCCGCCGCCCGGCAGCATGACGTTCGGTGTCTGCATGGCGCTGGACGCCGCAGCGTACCCGTTGACATACGCCCGCATCGCCTCGTCGATGAGATCGAGCGTTTCATTCAGATTGTCCACGGCCTTCTGCTGGCCCGCAATGTAATAGCTGTTGACGCTTTCACGCAGGCTCTGCGTCTGCTGCATGATGAACTGCGCCCGCTGCGCCTTTGCTTCCGGCGTCATGTTTTCCGTTCCGGCCGTCATTGCGCGGTATCCCTGCTCAATGGCCTGGTATGCCTGGTTCATCTGCGCCTTCTGCTGCTGTGTCGTCTGGTAGCTGCTGATTGCGCTGCTCAGCACAGAGAACGCAAACGCCGTCACGAGGTTTGTGGCGATCTCTTCTTTCGTCGGCTTTTCATCTGCCGCAAGATAGCCGACCGCCTGGTTCACGCTCGCGTTCGTCACGCCGCTTGCTGTCTGCCGTAAAAACTCCATGAACGGCGTCATCTTATGCGTATCACGCAGCACGTTGGCAAGCCCTGTTCCTACCAGTCCGCCTGCCAGGTTGCCAGCCATGCCCTGTGCGCCGCTGATGGCAATGCGTTTGAGGTAATCTTCCGTGCTCATGTCGCCCATGGCGGCTGCGCCTGCATTGTGTACGGCGTCAGCTCCGGCAAAGCTCAGCGCTCCCGCCGCCACCTTGAAGCCGAGGCTGCCGGTGTTCATTCCTGCTGCCGCAAGCCCGGCGCCCGCCGCTTCTCCGATGCCGGACATCAGCGCCAGACTTCCCGCGATCTTCGCGCCGCCCGCGAGCACCGGATGCTCTGCCTGCGCCCGCTGCGCGTTTTCCATCTGCCGGTGATACTCATCCTCGTTCGCGCCGAGCGCTTTTCCGACTGCAGCCGCAGCCGATGTCACACCCAGTCCCTCCTGCAGCCCGCTCGCAACCGCCGTCTGCTTGGAGTACAGTCTTGTGTAAAGAACATCGTAAATCTGCTGCCACTGCTTTGCCGCCTCTGTGTCACCCTTGCGCATCGCTTCCTGATACGGCGCAAAGGCCGTCACATTCTGCTCATAGCCTAGAAGCCCGCCGAACCCGCTCTGCGTGCCGATGATCTCTTCTGCCTCCTGCTTCTGGCGTTTCGTCCAGATTCCCGGAACGCTTGCCAGCGCAATGAGCCGGTCTTTATACCGTCCCACATTTTTCGCGGTGTACGTCTCCGGCCGCTTCGTGCCCTGCATCTGGCTCTCGCTCTCCTGGCGGTCGATCTCGTCCTGCAGCTCCTGGATGCGCCGGTCTGTTTCGCTCTGCGCAGACTCCGCCTGGAAGGTTGGCAGCGTCGAATCGCTGGCTTTGCCCAGCATGGAAAGAATACTGGGCTGCTGCGCCTGCTCCTGCTTCTTCTGGCTCTCCAGAATAGCGAGCGTCCGTTTCATACCCTGCAGCTGATCGTGCGCCACCGCTTCGTCCAGCGCCTTCTCGCGCTGCGTGGTGTAGTAATAATCCTGCGCATCATGCAGCTTTTCTGCGTAGCTGTTCGCAGCATCCACTGTGTCGAATACACCCAGGAACTCCCCGGTGTCGTAGAAGTGCTGCAGAATTTCGTCTCCGTCGCTGCTGCGGTATGCCTTCCCGTCTTTCATCCAGACCGACGGAAGCAGCACCTCCTTGCCCTGAATGTTGAAGCTCGTGCTGTCCACGGTCGAGATGCTGCCGTCGGCGTTCCGATACTGCGGCCGGTTGTAAAGGTCGATGTTGCCCACGCCATACTGGCCGATCTCCTGGTTGTATCGTTCCTTCTGCCGCTGAGAAGTTGGAGCCGGTGCGCCGAGTCCTGCAATGCTGGCAGGCGTTGCCGTCCGGTCGAATCCGCTTCTCTCGCTCTGAGGGGCCTTCTGCTCCTGCGCCTGGCGGCGCTGCTGTGCGGCGCTCTGCGCCTGGCGGATGAAGTCCTGCTTATTGAGGACGCCACCGGCCTCCTGGCCGGTGGTCTGTTCCCAGTTGCTCTGCTGCTTGTCCGCTTTGTTCAGGAAAGATTTCTTGGAAATAACGCTCATACTTTCCTCCTTACTTGTACTTCACGGAGTCGTCGATCTTGATTCCGCTCACCTCGTAAATCCGTTTCGCCACGTCAGACCACTGCTGCTTCGACATCTGCCCGCGTGCGCCGACGGCCACATCATAGGCCCTGTCATAGTTGCCCTGGCCGAGCAGCGTCGAGATCGTCCGCTGTACGCCGTTATACGAATCTCTCGCCATGGCCACGTTGCCGCTGTAGCTGCCGCCGCCGTTGATCTTCGAGCCGACAGCGCTTCCGGAGCCGGAACCGCCGCCACTGCTTCTAGCGCCCTTGGCCGCCAGCGCTGCCTCGTATGCAGATGTGTCGATGCCCAGCTTCCGGAGATACGAATAGTCGCCGTACTGTGCAGCCAGCTGTGCCTTCTCTAGTGCCTCGCCGCGAAGTCCCGTCTGCTGGTTGATCTCGTCAAGCAGGTTCTGGTAGCTGAAACTGCGGTCTGTGTTGTACTGGTTCAGCTCGTTCAGATACTTCGTGTAGTCCAGCTGCTCCAGTGCGCTCGCCGTCTGCACGTCGTTTGCAATCCGACTGTAAGCATCTGCCCATGTCTGGTAATCGAAGTTCCGGTTCGTGTTGTACTGCTGCAGCTCGTTGAGATACTTGTCATAGTCCGACTGCTCTGCGCCCTGCACGGCGCCCAGATCGCTGAGCTTCATGTTGTAGTCGTTCATGTACTTGTTGTAGGCCAACTGATAAAGCTCCGGAATCTTGTCTGTCATCTGCGCCGCATAGTAGTCTCCGGCCTGCGCCGCTGCCGTCGCTGCATAGCTCGACGGGATGCCGCCGGACGCCGCCGCTGCCGCGCCGATGGCGTTCTGCTGTGCGCGGTCTCCCTCGCGGGTGTACTGCTTGCGGTACTGGCTGTAGAGCTGATCGTGCTCCGGGTCATAACTGAACGCTTCGCGGTTCAGAATTTGTTTTAGCAAATCCTGGATGGTCTCGTCATACCGGTTCGTGTATTCCGGCTGTGCGACGTCATAAGAATAGTTGCCATAGTTCAGCTGCTTGTTCAGAAGATCGTCCACAAGCCCTGTGCGGCTCGAAGAGTACGTCGGCTTTGCATCCTGCTGGAAGCTGTTTGGGGAAAGTGGGTCGAGGTAGAACTGTGAACCCGCTCCGCCGCCCGTGTAGTTTCCGTAGCTGCTGCGGATGCCTTCCGCACCCAGGTTCGCCAGCGCCCGCTGTTCCGGCGTCGTGGCGTTGTGGTAGTCGCGCTTGTATTTCAGGATGCTCATTCCCGCATCCGGATTCTGCTGTGCCAGCTTCAGATCGGCCGACGAGAACTCGCTGCCGAGTCCGGAGTTCGTCAGCTCCCGCTGAAACTCGTCGTATGTAAATCTCTGTGCCATTGTCGTCTCCTTTCATGGTTACAGTTCGCTTCCCGTGTAGACCTCGCGCACCAGCGAATACAGTCTGCACCCGCCGCTGCCCGTCATCCGGATGCGGAAGTGATCGCACCGGCGCGGCACGATCGGCAGATAGAAGCTACGTTTCTTTTCTGCCTGCAGCGTCTTCACCTCGCGCCAAACGCCGTCTGAGTCGAACTGCATCTCAATCTTCACGCTGGCCCCTTCGTCCAGCTCCAGCCGCACCAGCAGCTTTCCGATGCCCTTCTTCTGCGGAATCGGCACCGATGCCGAGGAGTATGTCGTGTACTCGTAGAAGTCCGCCCACT